AGTTACGCTTAAATTACTAGATGTTGCTAAACCACCAGTTAAAACTCTAACTTTAAACTGGTCACCATTATTTACCTGACCTGTTGCTGCAAATCCACTCCATCCACTGCCATTATTTTTAGAAAACTGTCCACCAGTAACAACTACATTAGATGGTGATGTGATACCTTGCAATACAATTACATTACTCTCAATGTATGTATTAGGTGCCTGATTATCTCTGTTAGCAAAGTAAAATGGATCTGGTGTAGTATCATTTGCAGTAGTTGTTGTCACTGTAAATGTATCTGATAGAGCACCAACAGTAACATCAGTTTCTACAACACCACCAGGATCTGCACTAGATGTAATTCTAACTCTCAGATTCTGTCCATTAGTAATTGTAGTTCCTGTATTTCCATTAGTCCAACTCCCAGTACCAACTCTAATCTGAGCACCATTAGATGCAGTAACATTTGTTGGTATATTGATACCAGTAATAACAACTGGTTGACTTGTGGTCAATGTATTAGCGCCCACATTGTCTTCATCTTCAAAGAAGAAATAATCAGGATCAGTATCTGCAGTTCCTTGGTTAGTAATATTCCAATCAACGGAAGCACCACCACCGACAACAATTGAACTACTTGCAAGTTCTCCAGTATTACCAGTGGTAGTATATCTTAATCGTATTGTTTGTCCATTAGAAATAGTTTTTGCATTAGCATTAAAGTTACCGCCGTTAACAGAACTCAAGAATCCATTTGTAGGAACACTAACAGGAACTGGTTGTGTAATACCAGTGATCGTTACCGAGTTACTAGTAATAGTAGTATTTAAATTAGCATTCGATACATCATTAAAATCAAAACCATTTGGAATCTGTGCTGGTTCAGACTTAGTAGTAATTTTAAATGTTGCAGATGCACTGCCAATTTGAACAGTTGATGTCTTTAATGTATTAAAGGTTCCAGATGAGGTCATTCTAACCCTCACCGTGTCATTATTATTAACAGTTTTATTACTAGTATTAAAGGTTCCACCATTTTTAGAAGTCGATGCACCATTTGATGCCTGGAGTGTTACACCAGTCTCCAATCCAGTAACTGTTATCGAGTTACTAGTATATACTGTACTAGTTTCTGCATCTATTATAGAATCAAATGTAAATAAATCTGGATCACTGTCAGGAACATCCATCTCAACAGTTACCTGCTTCGTTAAAGATCCTGTTGGACCTTGTACAGTTAAAGTATAAGTAGTCTCTGTTGTGGGACCAGGATTAATTGTAGTAGATCCACTACCAATAGGTGAAACAGCACCAACACCTTGATTAATCGATCCACTAGTAGCACCAGAAAATGATCCCAAATTAGTGTTCCAAGATAAAGTAACTGGAGCACCAGGATCAATCATTGTGTCAGGTGAATCATCATTCGCTCTGAAGTATGTGATAGTTGTAGGAACAGTGCCATAAATTCTAATTCTAGAAACAGCATATCTATCACCAGCATTCTGGTTATTTGCAAAAACACCACCAGCACCTTGGAATTCAGGTGAGTTTGCTGTACAGAACAGTTGCCAGAGAAAATTTCCTCTATTAGAAGCAGGAATATTATATTGTCGTGTAATCCATCCAGCACCACCTTCCACACCTGGATATGGACCGTATCCACTTCCACCAGCAACTAATTGTGTTGTACTATTGTCGCCACCAGTGGTACATTTAAACTTAAGACCTTCATTGGAATTGTTTGGTCTTTCTCCACCATTAAAATCATCACCTGTAATCAGATCGATGATCAAATAATCCATGTTGGTGGTATTCAATGCAAACTGCGCTATCCTATTTTGCACAAACAAAGTAGAATTGAAAGTACCAAAACTTATATGTTTTGTACCAATATTATTTTGGAATCCACCAAGTTCACCAGTTCCACAAGAACCAGAGACACCAAAACAACTATTATAAATGGCACAACCATTTAGATAATCATTAACTCCAGTAAAGTCAAGTCCTGCACTTCCTGGTCTTAAGTCGTAAATTAAATCTGCCATGGTTAAAATTTAATAATATACTCTACTAAAATGAAAGGTTGAATTGATTCTGGCAGTTCATCAATTGTTTTTGTTTGTACAGTTAAAGTTGTTTGCAAATTATCTGCTGCGACATTAAATGTAGGGAATTGAAACACGTAATTTTGATCATAATCAGTTGTTGATGGCCAACTAATACCATGTAAGTGATTTGATGCAGCATCATTAGTAGGATTACCAGATCCTATAATACTATTACCTGCGAAAGGTGTTAAATCAGTTCCACTTTTACCCTCAGCACCAACTTTAAAGTTACCTGTATAGTTCAACACTTTTGCATTAGTGTTATGACCATGTGCCTGAAAAGAAGATGAATCTAAAAATGCTGCTCCAGTTTCTCTATCTTCATTTGGTGGTTTAAATTTTGCATTTCCCTGTAATTCAACATCAGATTGACCAACAACAGTGAAGTTTCCACTATATCCAATAGTAAAAGTATTTGATTGTGCAGATACTAGAACTTCAGCACCAACTCTAGTATCACCACTATTATTTTCTGTGACAGTTTGAGCAAGAACCGTGCTCTGATAAGTACCAGATGCTAAACCAGGAGAAAGAAACTTAGCACCAACATCAGGTACTTGAAATTGCGTTGCACTTAATTCAATTTCTGGTTTTTTAAACTTACAAGCACTACCAACACCCAAAACTGCTGCCAATTCTGGGTAGTCACCAGCATCATATATTTTACCATCGCAGCGTAAAAATCCACCAGGAATTTTTTTCCTCCAAACTGGATCCAACGGGTCGCCTTGGAGAGGCAAATCACTAGTAAAAATTTGGATTGCTCCCACAACCCCACCATATTTTCCTCGTTCTCTTGCGTAATTTGCCATTAGTATGCTCTAATTAAATATAAACAGATTAGATTAGGTGTTGGAACAGATACATCTAGACGGAATGCCTTATCGATATTCTGTGGTGTAACATTTGAAATAGCAGTTACATTGACAGTGCTAGGAATTCTTAAATTTGATTTATCAAAAGTAGTCTCAAATGGTTCATGATTATGTGGTTGAATAACTGCTTGCTGACCAGCAATTGTCGCATTTTGGTTGAAACTAATAGCATTGCTATCAAACATTGCTTTAGTATAAGTCTGTGTGTCACCACTATTGGCACCACCATTGTCAAAGTTTCTGTTGGCAACAGTTGTTGTACCACCACCAGGAGTATATGCTAATGTATCTCCTGCTTGAAACTCCTCATCCATTGTATTACTACTAGTGGTGTTTGGAACTTGATATGGACCGAACCAGTTAGAAATTGGAGATCCAACAACATTCACTGGTTTTAGGTTAAATGTTGGTCCTTCACCCTGAACATTAGCAACCACGACACCTGGAGCACCACCACCAAATCCTTGGTCATTTGTATACTGAATAGTCAACTGTGCCTGAACCTGACCATAATCTAATTGGTCAAAGTTTGCACGAGAAATACGATAGTTAATCTCACCCCATGCAGCAACACCTTTTCCTGGTCTCGTTCCCGAAGAGGGAAGATACATGGTGTCAAATGTAGTTGGGTGACTATGAATCAAAATATGTCTCCTACCCAACTTTCGATGAGACATGTATACTGTCTTTGATCCAAAAGTTTCATTCAAATTAGCGCCAGTTAGTTTTCCATTGAAGTCACTCTCTGGTGTATATGCAAAATTAACATCAGTATATGCATCATAATCATCACCAACACCATTATCGATGTCAGTTCCAAGAAAGTTTGCTCCATTTACTGGATCAACTAAGGCAGCGAGTGCTTCAGTTGTATCAATACTATTACTATTATCAAAATATGAAGAGTCAAGATCGACCAGTGCTCTTTGATTAATATTAGGAAGAGCAATTGATCCACTATAATTTGGAAATACTCCTCCTAAAGTTGTACCGCCATAGTTATCTCCAATTACCTGTGTAAGTAATGGGAAATCGTCTGCTTCTAGTGTCTGACCATTGCAAATTAACCATCCAGCGGGGATGCCTGTCAAGTCGCCGCCCCATGGCATGATGGTGCCAATGGCGGCGGCTTTCATTGTCTTAAGTGTTCCGTAAGTTGCCATCTGTTTAAATTAAATTTCCATTAACCACCAACCGCGTAGGTTGCTTGGAACGCCTGTGGCGCTTCCGTCTGCATTTGTTGCTCCAGAATATACCAGACCGAACGATGCATTAGGTGTCGTAACAATTAGTTCACCACCACCAAAGTTATTGAAGTCAACGCTACCAATACTTAGGTTAGTATTAGTTGAGTCTCCTGCGACAGGAATACCGTCAGGTGCTCTAATAATCATTCTGACATTATAGGTCAAAGCGCCACCAATATCAACAAATCGGATCATGTCTCCAGTTTTTGCGCTCGGGGGCAATTTAAGAACAAGGTCAGAAGATGCTTTAGTAAAGTAGTTAACATTAGCAGTCAATACTCCACCATCACCAGATACTGTAGACTGATAAACCCACTTTCTACCACCAGTCTGACTGATGTAGTCTGTGATTCCACCAAGGTCAATTCCACCATCATTATTTACCTTGAATCTTGTGGTGGATCCATCGTTAACAGTGAGGTCGCCACCGTTAAGTTGAATATCACCAGCGAACAGATTAGTTCCTGTTCCCTCAGTTTCAATAACACCTGCAATAGTTAAGTTACCATTACCATTAATGAATTCAAGTTGCTTGGTAGTGCCAGCATTATTAAAGATGTCAAGGTTGCCACCTTTCATGGTAACATTACCTAAGTCACCATCAACTGTAAACTCTTGGAAGTTAGCACCGACACTTAGATCACCAAGGATTCTAGTGTCGCCATCAGAACTGTCAACATCAAATACAGTAATAGGAGAAGAAGCACCATTTGTAATGGTGAACATCTTATCATTGTTTGATGTACTACCAGTTAAGGTAATATCATTTCTAACTTCAGTTGGACCTTCAATTGTCGTTTGACCTGTAGTAGAGAGAACCTCGAATACAGTAAAGGCAGTTGGTTCAGCACCATCATTAATTCTTAAACCTTGAATATTCGATGCATCGGTACTAATACCACTTACATTGAATAGTTCCCCATCATTTAGTCTAATAATATCATTGATCTTGATACTACCACCAAACTCAGCAGTTGTAATCGATACCGAATCTCCTTGACTACCAGCAGTAGCAATTGCTTGAGTTAGATAACTTACATTGTTCTGCTTAAGAAGTTTGACAACCTTACAGTTGTCAGGATGATCGGTACGGAGTGTAGTTCCTTTCTGTGCTCTTTCAACCTCAACTCTATAACCCTCAGAATCATTAGCATTGCTAGCATTAATAAGAGTTACAACTTTAACGATTTCAGAGTTTGCTTGGTTACTACCACCAGTAGTATCTCCTCTATCAATTAGAAGGAAATCACCGATAGCAATATCAGTAATACCAATTGCCTCATTAAGAGGTAAGTAGTAAGTGTTAGTTCCTTCTTGGAAGGTTGTGCCACCCCATAGAGCATTACCTTGAGAGTCAATTGTCTTACCAATTTCTGTTCTTCTGTAGATATCAATGTTGAGATCATCAGTTGCACCTACTGCATGAGAAGAAGTAGATGTACTAAAGATACCTCTAGTTGCAGTGATGATGCCAACAGACAGACCACCATTTAGTGTGATGTTTCCATCAACTCGTTCAGATGCTTTGACATAAAGACTGTTATTGATGGTTGTAGTTCCTGCATCAGCACCAATGCTGAGAATAGAACCTGTACGGAAAGCATCAATTTCATTAGAACCACCAGATGCACTAAAGATCTCCAGTTTTGGAGTGAAGGAGTACATCTTGGTAATGCCAGTAGATGGTGTACCAAGTTGAATATCACCATCTATTTTGAGTAGTCTGTTTCTAATATTGAATAGAGATGCACTGTTCTGGAATGCGCCACCCATTGTGATAGATGACTGATAACCCGAATTAGAGTTAGATACAGTACCGATGTCAATAACAGAAGACTCAGAAGAACTATGAATATAGAGAGCAGATGTGTCTGCTCCACCACCAATAGTAAGCGTCTGGTTAGCAGTTGCATTGCCAATGTTGATGGTTTGCGTTGCTGTTGCATCATTTGCAACATTCAGCGTGGTTGCTAATGGGAACAGGTTGATACTTGTACTTGTAGGACCTAAATTAAAGGTTCCAGAAGGACTTTCAATTGTTCCGTTAGTTAGAGTTAATGTCTGAGCAATTCTCACTTCACCATTAACAACAAATGTCTTATCGAGAAGAGTATTGTTGTTGGCGATGTTAATACCAACTCTATTTGTTAGAGTATTCGCTCTAATTAATGCAGTAGAATCAGGATTGTCTCTGAATCCACCAACCATGAATGCATTTGCCTGACCAGTTTCAGTCTTATTGGTTAGGGTTGCAGAAGATTCGTCTAACCAAGTTAGAACTTTCTTACCGCTAATCCATGTAGTACCAATGACCTCTAGGTTTGCCTTTGGATCAGTATTAGCATCAACAAACGCAGTTTCGTATGCACTATGTGCTGCAGCTGCTATTGTGTTAATACCAAGTTTGTAATCACCAATACTAGCTGTATCAGTTCTTAGAACGTCAGCACCAATAACACCTGTTTCCTTCCAGTTAGCAGAAGAGAACTCCATAGTAGGAGCAGGAGTACCACCGTTAATAGGTGTTCCTGCTCGTAAAATTAAGTTATCCCATGTTGGATTAGAGACAGGATTATCAATTGCACCATCACCATCATTATCGTAAGATACTGCAGCGATAGATTCACCAATCTCAATATAACAGAAGGTGTTGCTTGCATTGAATGGATATGTAGTTCCCTGAATAGTTGGAGAAACAATTGGGAATCCACCGTCACTTTCTAGGGCAGCATTAGGATAGAAGTTCTTGATTCTAATTCTAGATGTCTCTACAATACCAAGACTGTTATTAGTTTGCTGAACAGAGGAAACAAGGTCCCAGTTCAGTTTAACATACTTCGTTCCATTAAATTGAACAGAAGCAATCGCAGCATTTTGTATTGAAGTATAGAAGTTTGAATATACCCAACCAAGAGATCCAGATCTTTCAACAGAACCGCCCTTGAATAAGATATCTCCATCTGTGGGTAAGATAAATGCTCCTGATGTACCATACTTAACATATTGTTTAGCATTTAGAGAAGTACCACCAGTGCTTAGAGAATATAAAGCGGATTGGTTTGGAGATACATTTGATGGGAATACGATACCACCGTCGATTATCGTATGTGTTTGAATCTTATAACCTTGACCATTTCTGATCGGGTTAATTACAAACTGTGCTGCTTTAACTTGGTTCTTACCGATGAAGATATCACCACTCTGACGAGGAGTGAATGATGTACGATCCAAGAGTGGGTTGTTGGCAGGACCATTTGGTTGTCCTTGCAAATCTGGATCGTTAACATTTACATTAGAGTAAACTTGTAATGCATTTGGTTGGAATATTAAATCATCATTGTTGACATTTATTGCAACAGGAGAATTAAAGTTACTAACCAGTTCTCCATCTCCACCATTAATAGTAATGTTCTTATTGAATGTAACAGGAACATCAAAGGTGGTGACAAGTGAACTGATATCGTCATCATCATCGTCAGAGTCAAGTAATGCTGCTCTTTCTAAGAATTCTTCTTCGCCAGTAATAGCATTAATCTTACGATTACCAATATAAAGTTCACCGTTAGAGTTAATACCTGTGTAGAAGACGATACCAGCGTCTTGACGCTTCGCTTGGGCGTAGTAGTCCTGAGTTGCTGTTAAGACGATCTCCTGACGCGCTGGGAGACCTGTGGAGTAGTTTCCTGGACCGAATCCAAGATACTCAAATGTATGGTTACCAGCACGAGCAATAGAAGGTCTTCTAAGTTCAACATACCATTTCTGATCCGTGAATACTCTATTGTCACCAGAGATAGGAATTTTTCTATCTTCAGCGCCAGAAGATGCATTACCTTCTTGTGCTTGGATTCTAGAATCAATGTCACCAACTTTAGTAGTGTAAGTGTTATTTTCAAATGCAGGAGTTGCAATCAAGTCAATGATTGTTTCCTTAGTCATCGAAGACTTAGAATCATTAGTTCTAACTAAACCATGAATATAGTTGTCAGCAGCAGAATATGTTGCGGGAGGATCAATTAATGCAGCAGCTGCAGACTTCTCGTTCGCTGTTGTACCAGCATACTGGAACCAGAATGGATCATTCTTATAGTTCTGTGGATACAGGTAAGAAATTGGTTGAGAGAACTTAAAGTTACGGAAGTTGCGTTGATTACCTGCACCTAATGGCAGAGGAGAAATATTACCACGAATTGCAGTTAGGTAGTAGATACCATCTTGCTGCTTAGCAATACGACGCTGTAGTGTCTCAATCTCAAAGATATAGAATGTATCATCGATATCACCCTGATCTTCGACAGAAGCAACAACATATCTGTTCTCAGTTCCATCTTCCTTAATAGTATCACCAGGAGTGATGGTGTATACAGGTGCTCCATTTTGCTTATAGAAAAGATCGCTCTCTTCTTTGGCAATAAGTCTCTTAAGTGGTAAAGACTTACCCATATCAGGGTCATCTAGCATATCTGCATAGATGCTACCCTGCTGGAATCGTGTATTGTAGAATGGAGAATACTCTAGATCACCATCACTAAATCCTTTCAGGATTAGATAATGGTCATTACCAACATTAGTATATGCATGAATATATGCACTACCTGAAGTGTTACCAGTCCATGTGACACGGTTTGGAGAGTTGATATTACCACCATCTAGTGTCTTCTCAACTTCAAACGAACCACCCTGAGGAGCAGTAATCTTAACAGTTCTAAATCTTGCTTTGTTTAGACTTAGAATGTTTTGATTTGGTTCGTAATCATATACACTCAACTCAAGAAGTTGCTCACCATTAACAGTCTTAAATCTACCAGACTGAATTGTCATGCTGATATTATTATCAGTGACAATAGTCCTCTTTCCTTGCTCTAAATTATAAGGATCATATGTGTCCTGTAGAGAACCTTTGGCAGCGATAATTTGATCACTCGTCCAACCGATTCTTTCACCTGGATTCGCATCATTTTGGAAGAATGCATCAGACTTAAAGTTTCCAGGTGCTGGTTTAAGTAGAATGTTTTGTGGTCTTAGTCTACGGTTAGTATCAGTTCTTGTCTTGATAACAAATCCATTAATAGGATCTCTAACACCCTCAAGATAACTAGGAATGACATAACGCAGTTTATATGTTCTATCATCCGCTCCACGAGAATCTTCCTGTCTGAAGTACCAAGAATCAGCAGTCTTAGGATCAGGAGATTGAGTATAGTCAGACTGTTGTGTTCTCCAAAGAATGCTTTCTTGTTGAATTGCAATTGCATTTGCACTACTGGAGGTGTCCTTAACTTTAATATACCATCTACCTGTAGTGGAATTAGAGTAAGAAGTTGATCTTGGGTCAAAACCATATGGAGACTTAGACTTGTTAGCAAATACAGTAAACTTAAGACTAGGATCTAAAGTTTGGAATGTAATCCTATTCTGATCATTAATTGCATCAGCAAATGTCTTATAGATCGTGAATACTTTATTTGGTTTCGTTAGGGATGTTTGGTAACGAACAAAGAATTCAAATTCTGGATTAAGTCTACCTTGAGAGTCAGCAACACCAGCAGTAGAGTCATTGAAATTCGCTGCTGCATTATCACTCTGTAGTGCTGCAGCAAGAAGTGGTAAGTTGCTATTACCAATAGGTCTAAAGAAGACTCTTTGTGGAACATTCTGAGGTGCATCAAAAATATGTGCAACATTTGCTACAATACCACCAGTAACAGCACTACCACCAGCGACAGCAACATCTAGATTACACTTGTAAGTAGTGAGATCATACTTCTCATCAAGAGTGAATTGATAAAGATCAATTTCAACATCCTTATCGATTGTATCAGACTCAGAAGAGTAGATGTAGATACCTGCTGCAGCATTTGCCTTTGTTTCAGCAAGTAATAATTTGGTAGATTCAGTTTTAGCAAAACCTGTAGGTGAGTAATCGTATGGAGAAGTTATTCTACCAGGAGCGATTACAAAGTAAGTTCTATTAGTTTCAAATCCATTGGGCAATCTAACAAGACGCTTATCAACATCAACATACTTAGATGCTTCATCATCCCATCTTGGTCTTGGAATAAGTCTAATTGCAGTTCCAGTCTCAAGTAGATGTGGATTAGGTGAACTTGTGCCTGTTGTATCAATAGTCCAGATAGTTGCTCTCTTAGCAAAATCAGAAGAAGTTGCAATTTGTTCTACAAGGTCAACAGCACCGATGCCATTATTAATGATAGAGATAATATTATCTACTAAAGTCGCGACTGCAGATGCAGTATTAGCACACTCTGGATATCCAGCATTGGATGTTGATATAGTAGGATCAGTTACAGGTAATGTATCTGCCCAATAACCTTGTGTCATTTCAAAGTATAGGGTCAAGTTGCTACCACCAGGACCAGTTACAACCTTAGTAGCACCAGTCGTTAGTCTTGCATTCTTAACACCAAGTTCAACTCTATCACCACCAACTAATCTCTTGACATATGTTTCGCCATCAATATTAGCAGTGATAGGTGTAGCACCAGAATTTAATTGAGCATCAGAAGAGAAGTCAGTAGACAGATACTCAGTAACCTTCATACCAATTGCTAGACCAGTATTAGATCCAACATTAACAATTGCACTGCCATTAGTCAGTAGACAGCTATTAATTTGTGTGGTGTGATTACGAAGAGAAGAGATCGCAAGGTTCTTAATAGCACCCCATGCATCGAGAGTTTCAGTTTTCTCCTTATCAATGTATGCTAGATTGTTACCAATAAAGTATGCCTCACCTGCTTGAATGCTGTTAAGGTTGCCACCAAATCTGAGGTCATTGATAACAGCATCAGTGATAATACCGATGTCTCTATAGCACTTAGAACCTAGTCTGTCTAATGCAAATCCACCAGTAACAACATCAGGTAAACTGTCAAGGTTTGTTGCTTCCAGAGCATCAATTAGAATAGATGTAAGAGTATCAATTGTACTTCTTACATTAGCACAATCCCAAAGACCATTATCAATATCAGGAAGAGAATTAAGATTACCAGCAAATAGATTATCAGTGAAGATACTAATAAGATTATCAACATTACCTAGAACATCAGAACAGTTATGTGCCGCATATGATGTTGGTTGTGTTGGTACTGTTCTTGTAGCAGTAAGTGTACCAACGCCAGCATCATTTCCAATAGCTTGTGTAATGACACCAAACAAAGTACTTAGAGAAGACGCTACACCCTGACATGTTGGGTTGGTAACATCTGGAATAATTGTACCATCAGTAATCTGTAATGTGTCACCAGCAGGAGTCCAATTAGTTGGAGTAACTGCAATATTACGCATTACATCAGTGGAAACTGATAATGCTTCAGCAAAGACTCTCTCTGCCTCATCTCTTTCAGAATTAAGGAATGTTTGCTGTGTAGTTCCATAAACAACTGCATCATTAAAAGCACCAACGAAAGTATGTGCCGTTGTATTGCTAGAGACACCAACATTAATAGTGATAGTATCGTCAGTTGTATTATCAATTTGTTCCCACTCTAGATAGTTTCCATCACCAACACGAGGATAACTATGCTCTGTTAGGTTGCTGTCTTGAGCACATGTAAATGTCAGACTTTCTCTTTCTAGTTTGACATATTGTCCTTGCAACATCCCATGATCAGGAATAGTTAGAACAACAACACCAGTAGAAGGATTGTATTGAGCACCAGTAGGAGTGAAGGTTTGTGGATTCTTACCTTCATAGATGCCAGTAGTGTAAATCTTAGCAGCATCAAATGTCTTATGGTTTCCTCCAAACTTCAGGTTATAGAGGATTTCATCCATTACATTGTTAACATCATCTAAGCAATCTTGCTCAGTATTACCTGTAGATGGAGTATATGAAGGATAAGCAGAAAGCATACGCTGATATGCTTCCTTAGCAATGAACTTCTTATTCTTTCTGATTAGTTTCTCAGCATCGCAATGAGAGTCATCAACAATTGTAGGATCACCACAACCATCTAAAGTAATTGTAGTATCAGTACTTGCTAGTTGATTATTAACAGCAAGGTTAATTTGATCATGAATTTTTTCAATGGCGATGAGTGTTTCATTAAGTTCACCAGCAACACCATTGCTTAGTAGAGAGTTACCATCGAAATATTCAATAACATTACCGATAGAATATTCATTACCACCGAACCAAAGGTCTTGTGCAATACCATCGAGAATAATTCCTAAGTCACGCTTACACTTAACATCACTACCACCTGGGAATACAAATGTTGGGTTGAAAGCATTAATTGCGGCAATTGCAGCATCAATAATATCATTTTTATTAGCAAGGATTAGGTTTCTAGCATCCTTATTTCTAGATGCAGTAGAAAGAATGTTAGTTCTAGCGTATACAGTAACAGCATCAGAAGTTGCTCTTACAAATGTATGTGCAGACTGAGGTAGATGCTTAACAGCGTTAGCAGTTGCACCAGTAAATGTGTGAGCACTTTGTGGTTGATGAATAACAGCGTTCGTTGTTGCACTTACAAAAGAAACCGTAGTGCCAATGTTACCAATATCAACGGTTAGAGTTCCTGTCTGACGATCAATACCATTAGTAGTTGCACTAACGAATGTATGAGCACCAGTATAAGAAGAAGATCCTACATTGATATCAAATGTGTTAGTAGTTACATTACTGACTGCCAACCATCTACCACTTGGATAATCGTATCCAGCACGAGGATATGCCTTCTGTACCGTGTTATTATCTAGAGCACATGTAAAGGTTAAAGAACTATCTGCAACCTTAATATAGTCGCCATTAGTGAATCCATGAGTTGGAATAGTTAGTGTTACAACACCAGATGCTGCATCATATACAGCGTTAGTTGCCGTGTGCTGACTAGCACCAACACTAGTGATAGAAAGAGAATCTCCTTGGATTGCTGGGTCTGCAGATGCGTTAGGGAATGTGCGTGGTGTTCCATCAATATTTAAAGTGATAGAATCGTCAGCAAGAACAACGCCACGACCAACACCTAAACCATGCTGCCCAACAGTAAGAGTCAACTCAGTTCCACTGTAAGTTGAATTTGTTGGAGTAAATGCTACATTAGGACCAGATACACCAGCGTTAACAGTAATGCTAGTCGCAGTTTCTGCTGTGATAGGCATAGACCTACCAGCAAATGGGTCAATACCAGGGCGAGGATAAGTCTTAGTAGACTGGTTTCCATCCATCGCACAAGTGAAACTCAATGAGTTGTCATCAATAACAACACCTTCACCAACCGATAAAGTATGAGTGCCAATTTCTAGTACAAGATCACCAGTTGCAGGATTATATGTTGCTCCAGATGGAGTGAACTCTACATTAGGACCAGATGCACCTACATTAACACGAATAGTGTCGTCAGTTATTGCATCAATAGGAATAGTCTTGTTATACGCAAATTGTCCTATTTGTGGAAGAGAATGTTCGGTCTTATTGCCGTCCATCGCACAAGTGAAAGTAAATCCACTTGGGTTTAGTTCTAGACAATCACCAACATTAAATCCATGATCAGCAAGGGTGAATACAAAATTACCATTAGAAGGATCGTATGTTGCTCCTGTTGGTTGGAAGTCCTTAGCAACAGTATTAGCAGGGTCAATACTAACTGTAGTATCAGTTACTGTCAATAAGTTTGCAATTGCTTGCTTACAAAGATCACGCGCTCTGCGGAATGCAAAAATAGCAAATTCTTCTTCTCCAAGCAGACCGTTAACTAACGGTGTACCATCAGCATTAAAATATTTCTTAGTAGCATCGATAATATTACCGTTACCACCATCTCTGAGGTCTTCTGCAATAGCATCAACAATTAATCCAATGTCACGCTTACACTTAGTCTCGTCATTTCCAGAGTTAAATGCAGCGTTATTCTCACCTGCTGGACCAAAAGCAGCAAACATCGAATCGTATGCTTCATCTACAATCTCATCTCTGTTAGCAATGATGAGATTACGAGAATCTTGATAACGATTAGATTGTGGATCTAGACCAGGATTAACATAAGAAATTTGTTGAAGATCAGGATACTTTTCTAAAACATATCCAAAGACTTCTTCTTGGAAGAATGTTCTGTTTGCCTCAATAAGGTTGGCAGCATCCAAAGAAAGATTATCAATTACTCCGCCAGTAGAAGGGGAGATAATATCAGGTTTGGCGATATACTTAACAAAACCAGTTGGATTTAGTTCTGCACTATATTCCTGGTCGTCAGTAGCATATCCTTTCTCAAGTTTTACATAAATTTTATCGTTCTGTCTTGCACCAAGTCTATAACCCTCAATGGATACAGCAGGACGCTTATCAGGATTAATTGCATCTTCATCAGACTCAAGATACAATCTGGTATTGTTATATACAACGACACCCTGATTTTTAGTTTGAATACCTTCTACACCATTGATGGTTGCAGGTAAGTTAAATGGATAGTAGTTAATCCTCTTTTCAGTAGGTTCAATAACTTTAGGAGGAATAATAGCATCAATATATCCACCCTTATCACTATTGAATGCAAATCCTTTATGACCGATTGCATGTAGTGAGGTATTACCGAAGTTAGAGTTCGAGTTGGTGATCGACATGTCACCACCACTTTCCATCAGGAAGTGATCAGCGAAACCAACAGCGAAGATAGAAACGTTCTGGATGAATGCGTCTTCTGATGCACGAACATGGAAGTTTCTCCATTCGTCTTTCCAGAAAGAATCTCCCTTAGTATGATAAGGAATACTATCAAATGCATCTTTCAGTGATGCTTGATTGAAAGTGTTAGTAAACTCATCATAACGAATGAATGCTCTATCATCTTTCTGAAGGCTAACTCCAGTATATTGAGCTATGACCATGGACTTAAATCCAGTAGCCTTCAGACCGTTTGCCCAGATACCACAGATGCCCCATGTAGAGCGAATTGATACGTTAAAGACATAAGGAGATGCAGACTCAACAGAATCAACTTCTGCAAGAGTTAATGCACCAGTTCCTAAAGCAGGAATTGAGGAGATATTAAGAACATCACCAGGAGCAATACTACTTGCACCAGAGTTAGAACCAGGACCAATTGTAGTTACAACTTCGCCTTCGACAAAGTAAGTAAACTTCCTTCCATCGTTTGCATCAATAGAAGAGATTACAAAAGTTCCTTCTAGTTTGTCATCGACATCAGTGTTGAGTATAGCAACAGACTGACCAGCAAAATAACCATGCTCGATCTTAGTTGTTACAGTGACTCTTACATTAGATCCAGGAATTGCAGGATCAGATGTAGCATCATCAAACTGTAGACTCTCAATTGCTCTAGAGTCAGACAGTGGACCAACAATTCTGTTTTCTTGAACTCTTACATCAAATTCTCGTTTTCCACTAGGATTTTCTATATTGATTCCTGGTGTGAAATCCTCAAATGCCTTTGCAATCTTTCTGTAGAGTAGACTTAACTCTTCTTTGTCTGCATATTCAAATACAGTTAATTTGTGGTGAGAATAATTAGGTGCAGTTTTCTTTGTAAAGTCATCCTTAGAATAATAAACCTCACCACTAGGTATAGCAGCAGAAGAATTGTAGAGAGGAGATAGTGAAGTTGTTTCACCATCTTTGATAGTAAACTGCCAGAAGTAACAACCACCAGTTACATTGAAAATTGCCGAACGATTTTCTCTAGAGTCAGCAGGGTCAGGAACATATAAAGGCTTGACCATCGTTCTACGAAGATCATAACCAACAAGAGAAGTACCACGAGGGATAATACATCCACCCTCAGTGTTATTAAACTTGTAGAAAATATTATCTGGATTTGACAAATCTAGAATGCTGTTATCAGTCCATTCACTTGTCGTCGTATTGTAACCAAATACATCAATATTACTAGTGTCGGAAAGACCAGGACGGTTATCAATGAAGTGTTCACCAGGCATAAGCATGATGGTGAACTGGTCGAAGCGATCATTGTCTACACCAGGCAGAAATGAGTATCTTGCAACCTCAAGGAAAGCACGCTGAATGCTCTTGAATGGTCTTACAGGAGAGTTTCCCCTGTTATTCAATTCGTCTGACGCATTAAAATCGTCTGGCGAAACATAAAGATATTTACCTGTTTTACTGGTAATCAGGTTGTCCAGTCTTGTTAGTGGCATAGTATTAATACTGACCGAATTCGTCTACGATTCTCTTCGATTTATTTATACAGGAGGTTTGTACCTATCTCGCAAAATAACGATTTTGAGTATCTCACAAAAACATAAGTAGATATACTTAAATTGTTCCTTCCAGGTTACAGTTCCACGAATTTTACTTAAAAGCAGGTCCATTCATCCAAGCAACTAACGATATTCTTTTTCCACTTGTCACTGGTTTTACTCTATGTGGTAACCAACCAGGAAAGACAACACAACTTCCTTTATTTGGTTTCATAGAGTTATTCCATTCACCTAGAGAAAATTCTAATTCTCCACCTTCATATTCATTTGGATCACTTAATAATAAAGAACATGATAATTTTCTTTCGATTAAAACACCGTCAGATCTTCTGGGAGCAGTAACTGATGTACCATTGTCAGTATGCCAACTATAAAAATCGTTTCGGTCTCCAGAGTAAATTGCTGCTTGAATTGGTTGATCAAAATATTTTAAATCGTAATTAAAATATTCATTATTAGCAGAAAACATCATGTTACTAATAATTCCACCAATCCACTCATCCCAATTAATCCAAATATTTTTGGATGACCGAGTGTTTAGAGATACACTATCCGAACCATCGATTTTAGAATCATTCATATCATTCGATTTACTATCGATGTATTCAATAATAGATTCAATTAAACCATCAGGCAAATTTGTTGGCGTTGTGTAAATTGTTTTATCTGTAAATGCAATACTATTCATAACTCCCCTTCCTGGGATCGAACCAGGGACAAATTGATTAACAGTCAACCGCTCTACCGCTGAGCTAAAGAGGATTGAGAGCCTCTGACAAGATTTGAACTTGCGACCTGAGCTTTACAAAAGCCCTGCTCTACCACTGAGCTACGGAGGCATTTTGGCGAATTTAAGGTGACCCCAATTAGAACCCCACACCTTTTGGTTGGTTTCTACATCAAGACCCTTATCGACAACATGATATTGATCGCTGGTAAGCAAGATATCATTCTGAAGATATGTTTTTTTACCTTGCCATTCGACAAAACATTCACATGTAGTAGTACCACCCTTGAAAGTAGTGCTATCTACCTGTTCAAACATAATATCACAACCATCGCGATAAGTCAAGTCTTCATCAGTAATTTGATCGAGATTGTTTGCACCAATATATTTTGTTGCGTCTTTTAACTCAAAATTTCGTAGGAAAAATTTTTCGTCTTTTTCTGTAACCTCAAGTACAAATTGCCTGTATGGACGACCTTTCATGTAATTATAAGATTGCTCACCATAAAATCGGTTCTCTCCAATTTTTTTATGAGTAATGATAATATGAGCATAACGAGTAGGATGACCTTGTGCTTGTCTCTTGTTAGAAAAGGTTCCTTCCAGATATTCAAGAAATGTGTTCATCAGGTAAAACTTCAGGATTAACGATATCTAGATCAAACAATACGGGGTGGCATTCTTCAGCAATTAAGTAATCAGAATACTTGAAGATGTCCTCCATAGTATACTCTTCATTGAGTGCTGCTTCTGCCAGTATCCACTTATCGTTCTTCTGTTCATCTTCGAGAACATCAAAAGCAAATGGCATACTTTCAACATAATACATCAAAACAGGTACACTGTCTACAAATACATGCTTGCGTGAGATTGTATACCTAAACTGTGCCATAATGTTGTGATTTCCTGTTAATGATATATTTAACAGAATGCGAGTAGGGAGACTTGAACTCCCACGAGATTACTCTCAACAGATTTTAAGTCTGGTGCGTCTACCGATTCCGCCATACTCGCGAATGCTTCCTGTGAGGATCGAACTCACCTTAGGCAAATTATGAGTTTGCTGCATTCACCAGATTGCTAAGGAAGCACTCCGCATATTATAACACGGATTAGGCAGGACGGGTAGGGGGTGCAGTCAATTTAGTAAATGACTGTCGCTTAATAAATTCCTTGAGTTCAGGTGTTTCTTCCCACTCCCAAGTTTCTTCATGTCCATGTCTGTCGATCTTCTTAACTGTCTTTTTCATTGGAAAACTCCTCTAATTTATCCATAATACCATCAAATGATCCGATACTGTCAATCTCTGAGATAAGATTGGCAATCTGTTTACATACAATCGGTCGTTCTTGTCTAGCAGCATATGATAATGCGTTGCGAAGACTGCCTGTAGCCTCTGAAAGACTCTCCTCTACTTGTTTACCTAAAGCCATAACCTCTCTAAACTTGGGACATAGTTATTATACTGGGTTTCTTGGGTGCTGTCAAGCCTCTGCTAACATTCCCATATTACTCATGTAGTATAGTGTTTCTTTCATGCTACCAATATGCTGATAACCAATTGATACCTGAGGATACGATGCATTCTCACCAAATTCATCTTCAAATGCTCTCTGAGTAAAATGTTGTCCTAAACTATATTCTAAAAATTCACCACCAAGTGATTTAAGTAAGGATGTCATCCTTTCACACTCTTGACTTCCGTTGCTATAAATGGTTGCTGTTTTCATTTTTTAGTGCGGTTGTATTCGATTACAATTTTTTCGTGAGTTGTTGTTTTATCAGTACAGATATAGTGCTTCAATTCTCCATCTAATATCTTTACAATATTATCTAGTTGAATTTGAACTACATGTTTTTTAAAACCATCGTCCATCCAACTTTTATTGGATCCTGGTGTGTTAAAATCATCCATAATTGATTACAATTTTGTTTTCATAGTATTCGACTGTAGCATTTAATAAACCACCTGCTCTTGCAATAAGATCCATGGCAGCAATCTTATCTGCTTCAGGACCTGCCTCAGGTTGTTCTCTATGCTTCTTCCACATCTCAGCAACCATATCATGTCCATGTCTTACTGGTTGGTGTGTAACAGGAGTATTTTGCCACTTATCAATTGCTTCCTGAGTAGGAATACTAATGGTAAATGCAAGTCCCTCTTCTCGAAACTCATCTTCCATCTGTTGATAAGTTTCAGGTGTGATTTTTATACCCATTGTGGTTTACGGTGTGGTAGGCGGAGGTAGTTGTCAGATACCCATGGTTTAGATGCAATATACATCTTATAAGCATCGATAGTAGAAATACTATCGTCCCATTTATACTCCTCTGGCATTGCACGAACAAAAGGAGTGTGGTCACCCCATGCTACATAAGGAATAATTTCATCAGCAGCAATGAGTGTTTTAAAGCAAGTATGGCATTTACCATATCGATTAAAATACTCTTCACATAATGCAATGCCATGAGTAAGCAACCATCTAGCGTTTGACCTAGTTTCGTTTGCCCAGATAGTACAAGGGTGATTACGGAACGCTCCCTTGTCCGTAGCATAGGGTGTGCCGTCTTTCTTGGGCAGTGTGCCATAACCATGCCCCCACTTGTCTGAGGCGACTATAGCGAGCATCTGGCAGGTCTCCAGGGGCATCTTGACGATGTGCTTGTCAGGTAGAACCTGAGCAGATTGCCAAGGTGATTCATCGGTGACAAAAATGTTCATAGCAAATGAGATATAGAGATCACTAATAGGAATGTAACCATAATAACGATGTCCCAAGATTTTGTCCTCACGAAGTAAGGAATTGAAATACTATCACCTACCATCTGCAATACGACACCAAGTGTTGTATTAATATGAAGGATAGTAAAGTAAGCAATGATTACGAGACCACTACCTAATACTCTCATTGGAACAGTGATGTTCATTGTTCTTTTTCACCCAACAAGGTTTACATAACGAATTTGTCCAACTACCATCAGGTGCTTGATGTCCTACTTGAGGTGTTTCATTCGCTGGCACCATTTTACCACACCCAACGCATTTTGTCTCCCACATTTTCATAATGTTCTCTCAAGTCTTTCAGTTGCTTGATCAGGGAAGTCTCTTGGTCTACTATCCATAGCATTATCAGTTCTAGGTGAACCCTCGTTCGCTTTCATGGTATGCTGATAGTTTGGTCGTGGGTATCTAATACAGAATGGATCTGGCATCCAATAGGTCACCTGCCATTCTTGTTCAGGACATAACTCAAGATGCTTCTCTACACTATGAGAGAAAATACCAATTTGGATATATCCATCATGACTGACACATCTACCATTGCCAATATCAACTAGAAATAGCATCTTACTACTCATAATCGTTCTTGCTCTGGATTAAGATTTTTCACGAATTGCTCAGGATCCTTTTCTGACTTGTGAACCCAATGATAGCGCATCATCTCAAAAATAGGATCCCACATTGGGATACAAACATAATCAGTCACGTTGTCTCCAATCATCAGGTTTGTCTTGCTGAAACCAATTCTTAATGTCGTCAGCATCAGTAAATCCCTTCTTGTGGTTGGATGGATCGGGATCACCTAAACCCATCCTATTCAGAAAATCGTCTGTACTACCCTCTTCAATGTTTTGTGATGCTTGTCGTCTTGCCATCTTTAACATCTCATTAGCAGATGTATTTGCTTTAGCAAGTTTTTGTGCCCAGATCATGTCATCTAGTTTTACATCTTCATTATTAGCAATACATTTACAAATAAACTCTAACTTCAATCTATATTGGGTAGAAAGCATCATAAAACTCCCATTACAACTATATTTAGAGGCATAAAAAAAGAGGACCCTTAGGTCCTCTCAGTTATATCAGGAGATCAGAAGGAATACTTCAGACCCAATTTGGTTCCATAACCACGATCGATGCTGTCGTCGCCACTACCAACGAAGGAGACTTCGCCGTATGCACCCAGGGCATCGGTCAATGCAAGA